TCAGCATTTTTAGTTTTAGATGTAACAGAAATGCCATATAAGGTAGTTGCCAAATATAGAAACAATGAAATCAAACCAATGTTGTTTCCTAATATCATATATGAAGTAGCAAAAAACTATAATAGTGCATTCATTCTATGTGAAGTAAATGATATTGGTGATCAGGTAGCAAGTATCATACAGTATGACTTGGAATATCAGAATCTATTGATGTGTTCTATGAGAGGTAGAGCTGGTCAGATTGTTGGTCAGGGATTTTCTGGTAAGAAAACACAACTTGGCGTTAAGATGTCCAAGACTGTTAAAAAAGTTGGAGCACTTAACCTCAAAACTCTTATTGAAGAAAATAAACTCATATTCTGTGATTATGAAATAATCTCTGAGTTAACCACATTTATATCAAAGAAAAACTCATTTGAAGCGGAGGAAGGTTGCAATGATGACCTTGCTATGTGTCTGGTTATCTATGCTTGGTTAGTCCAGATGGACTACTTTAAGGAACTCACAGATCAAGATGTGCGAAAGAGACTTTATGAAGATCAAAAAGATCAGATAGAACAAGATATGGCACCTTTTGGATTTATGAATGATGGATTGGATGATACTAGTTTTGTTGATAAAGAGGGTGATAGATGGTTTACAGATGAGTATGGTGATATGGGACATATGTGGGAGTATAGATGATGAATATTTGGAAAGCGAAAAATAATTATGGATTAGATCTTAAAGAGGTATTATTTGACAACATTACATGGGGTGGTGTGCCATGTAGAAAACTTCCAGATATGGCAAAATTTGAGAGATTTTATGAATTATTGGAGCAGGAAGAATTAGGAAATCCTTTATTATTGAAAGGTAATGAATTGTGGAATGGTGGATTACGACTCAGAGTAGGGATTGAAAAAGGATTTGATGGCATTGATTGTTTTATTTCTGATGATGAGGAGTTATTAAAAAAACTTACGATTGTTCAACAATCAGATGCACAAAATTATTTTTCCATCGATGCTCTAGAGCATTTAGAATTAATACATGTTAAAAAATAATGGATTTAGATGGACAAATTAAGTTAGGACATCTTCTTTTACAAGATAGAACATGTAAGAAGTGTGGTGACACAAAAAACTTGATTGATTGTTTTTACAGGACGAGAAAGGATAGAGGAGCAGTTGCATCATCATATTCTTATGAGTGTAAGGAATGCACTATAAAAAGAATTCTGAATAGTAAAAAATCAAATAACGCTTGGGAATACCCTGATTGGTAGTTCACGTCATGTTTCCCCTGTGAAAAGTGTCCTTTTGATAAATATTTTCAGATAAACTGAGATCACGGAGAATCAAAAATGGCGACTCCTCAATTATCTCCTGGAGTACTGGTAAGGGAGGTTGACCTAACAGTAGGAAGAGCTGAGAATGTACTAGATAATATTGGTGGCATAGCGGCACCATTTGAAATTGGACCTGTAGAAGAGGTAACTAATATCCCTACAGAGCAAAGACTTCTATCTGTATTCGGAGAACCAAAAGAAGCAGATAGTCACTATGAGTATTGGATGAGTGCATCGTCCTACCTCTCATACGGGGGTGTTCTTAAGGTCGTAAGAGCAGATGATGACGATCTGAAGAACTCGAATGCAGGTGTAGGAATTGCAGCAACAACTACACTTAAAATCAAGAACTACGACGACTACGGTAATAACTATGAGTCAGCAACTGACTTCTATTTTGCTGCAAAAAACCCCGGTTCCTGGGCAGATAATCTAAAGGTTTGCTACATTGACAATCTTGCAGACCAAACAATCGGAGTTTCGACAAACAGTGCAGGCAGTAACCTTGGACTTGCTGGTTTAGGTGCTACAGTTGGAATGGGAGTTACCGCAGCAATCTCTGGAGTTATTCCTAATGCATCAACCGGTGGAACTTCAACCTTCACTGGATATCTGAAGGCAATCGTAACTGGATTATCCACCGCGACATCTGGAACAGCGAGTTCTGTTGATGTTAAGATTGTTTCCAGAGTAGATTCTGCAGGAACAGAAACAAGAATCGAATACGCTGAGGGTGATGCGTTCTCGTCCTTTGACACCGCAGACACTTTATTCTTTACCTCTGACGCAGGTAATGTAACAGCAGGACAGACACCAACCAGCGCAGTTGATTGGTATGATCAACAGACTTTAGGTCTTACAAACTCCACAGTATATTGGAAGTCTCTTGCTCCAAAACCAGGAACAAGTGTTTATGTAGATGAAAGACAAGGACACGGTGATGAAATTCACATCGCTATTGTTGATGATAATGGAGATTTAACTGGAGTCAAAGGTAATATCCTTGAGAAGCATGTCGGTCTTTCAAAGGCAACAGACGCTGTTTCCGCTGTAAACTCTCCACAAAAGATTTACTTCAAGGATTATATCAGAGATTTCTCTGCTAACATTTATGCCGGTGCTAACCTCCTTGCTGCTATTGACGAACATCATGGCACTGCTCCAACAGCAACTGGATTTACTGCATATACTGGGGTAAAATCAGCATCCTTCACAGCAGAGGGTGGTGCTGCAAACCAAGGTGGAGTCGCACAGGATAAGCAATTCCTTGCCGTCGGTAATAAAACTTTTACCTTCGCAGGTGGTAATGATTATCAGAGCGTTGGTGGCGAAGGTTACAAGGCAGACCTCGGAAAACTTATCTCAGCATATGGTCTCTTTAGTAATAAAGATGAAGTTGAAGTTGACTTCTTGATCATGGGTCCTGGTTGCGAAACCGAAGCCCAATCACAAGCAAAAGCAAACTATCTTATCTCTCTCGCAGATGCAAGAAAAGACTGCGTAGCAACAGTTGGTCCACACAGAGCAAACGTTGTTAACATTACAAATACTGAAACTCAGACAACTAATCTGATTAACTACTTCAGTCCATTACAATCCTCGTCCTTCGCGGTGTTTGATTCTGGTTATAAGTATACGTTTGATCGTTTTAATAACAAGTTCCGTTATATTCCATGTAACCCAGACGTTGCTGGAATGATGGCAAGAACTTCCCTTCTTGCTTATCCATGGTTCTCACCTGCAGGTCAGCAAAGAGGTGTTATTAATAACGCTGTTAAACTTGCTTACAACCCATCCAAGACTCAAAGAGACCGTCTCTATCCTAAGAGAGTTAACTCTTTCATCACTTCACCTGGTGCTGGAACATTCCTCTTTGGTGATAAGACTGCGCTTGCTTACGCTTCTGCATTCGATAGAATCAACGTCCGTCGCTTGTTCCTTACAATTGAGCAATCACTTGAGAGAGCAGCACAGGCACAACTCTTCGAACTTAATGATGATTTAACGAGAGCAAACTTCAGAAATACTGTTGAACCACTCCTCCGCGACATTCAAGCAAAGAGAGGACTGATTGACTTCCTCGTTATTTGTGATGATACCAATAACACACCTGATGTTATTGATAACAATGAATTTAGAGCAGACATCTTCCTGAAGCCTGCCAAGTCGATTAACTTCATTACACTTACTTTCGTTGCCACACGTACTGGAGCAAGTTTCCAGGAAGTAGCTGGTAGAGTTTGATCATAATTATAAAACAACGGAGGATTTCTAAAAATGTCAAACTTACGCACACTCTCTGCTTTTAAGTCCACACTTGAGGGTGGAGGAGCAAGACCAAATCTATTTGAGGTATCAATTCCAAAATTTCCTGGAGCAGCTACAGCTTCTACTCCAAATTTGGAATGGACTGGAGCAGATGAACTGTCTTTCTTATGTAAAGCAGCACAGTTACCAGCATCAAACATTGCTTCTATCGATGTTCCTTTCAGAGGTCGCACTCTGAAAGTTGCTGGAGACAGAACCATTGAGAACTGGACCATAACAATCATAAATGATGAAGACTTTAAGCTTAGAACTGCTTTTGAGGTTTGGATGAATGGTATTGCCAAATTGGATGACAATACCGGTGCTACACAACCCAATGAGTATATGATTGATGCACATGTCTATCAGTTAGGTAGAGGATATGCTAACGGCAAGGAAAGCAAAACTAATGGAGGAGCTGCTGCAGCAGCCACTGCCGCAACTCCAGCAGTAAAAGTAAAGCCACTGAGATCTTATACTTTCCATTCCCTCTTCCCAGTCAACGTATCTGCAATCGATCTTTCTTACGATTCGAG